TCACTGCACTCCCTCCATAACTTCAGCCAGTAACCCATCGGCCTCTGTTTCTAATTCTTTCAGGTTTTGCAGAATATCACTCAATTTGCGAAGCTCCACTGGCTTATAGAAATACTTCGTAAAGCTGATCTCATAGCCAATCTGTGTTTTCTTCTCGTCCACCCATGCGTCCGGCGCATAGGTCAGCACCTCGTTTTTCATAAAGGTGTCAATGCCGCCCTCATAGGTGAACGGAATGTTCTCCGTGTCGCGCAGGTCAACATCCGGCTCGCCCTCGATGGGCTGTGCGGCCGGGTCTTTCTCGGTGATAAAGGGGCGTACCTTTTTCAATGTGGTGGCTTTCAGCTTGGTTGCTTTGGCAAATGCCGTCCAGTTATCCAACGGCGCAGTTTCGGCAGCCTTTGCAATGGCGGAAGTCACGGTTTCGTATTCATCCGCCTTTTTGAACAGGTCGGCAGGAATCGTGCGGTCGGGGTATATGCGCAGACGGAGCGGGCGTTCCACCGTCACATTCCAATAACCGAAGTCCTCGTTGTTCAGAATTATGCTGACTTCGCTTTCCTCCATTGCAAGGAACATGCGGACGATCTCCTTACGAATGTCCGACGTGAACTCGCAGTTCTTCTTGCCCATGTTCTTGCGCAGGGATTCTTTCATCGCCGTAGCGTCAATGAGCTGTATTTTCCCCTTGCGGCGTTCTTCCTTCTTGTTGGAAAGCACCCAGATGAATGTGCCGATGCCTGTATTGTAGAACATATTTTCCGGCACGGCGATAATGGCCTCCACCAGGTCATTCTCAATCATATAACGGCGGGCGTTGCTTTCGCCGCTGCCTGCGTCGCCGGTGAAGATGGACGAACCGTTATGTACTTCTGCAATGCGACTGCCCAGCGACGTGTCCGTTTTCATCTTCGACACATTGTTCAGCAGGAACAAGAGCTGCCCGTCACTGGTGCGCGGGAGCATGGTAAGCTGTTCGCCGCCTTCAAGGTAGGCGTTGAATCTGGTGTCGAGAATCTCCTTTTTGCCGCCCATCTTATCGGCGTCTGTTTTCCAGCTCTTGCCGTATGGCGGATTGGAGAGCATGAAATCAAACTGCCGGGTGGCGTTTCCGTCCAGTGACAGCGTCGAGCCGTAGCTGATGGATGCCGAAACTTGGATGGACGCAAACAAGGCTGTGGAACTCGGCTTTGCGGACGAAATCATGCAGAGAAACTCGGAATCCGAAGAGGTACCCACGCCTGCCGTTTCCATGCTGTATTCCAAGGCGAATGTGGTGAACTCTCTCATGGAGAAGATCGCCGCAAAGTGTGCCATTGAACCCAAACCCGCTGTGCCGGAGCGCACGGGACGCTCTGTAGATGAACTCAGAGCCAAGCTGAACACCATCAAAAACTACATTTAATATGGAGGTATTTCAATATGACTATCGTTGAACTGCGCGAAAAGCGCGCCAAGCTGTGGGCTACGATGGAGGGCTTCCTCGACACCCACCGCGACCGAAAAGGCATTCTGTCTGCCGAGGACGATGCCGTTTACGCCAATATGGAGAAGGAACTGAACGATCTCACCAATGAGGTCAGACGCATGGAGCGCCGCGACGCTATTGCCGCAGAGCTTGCCAAACCCGTATCCTCTCCGATCACCGAGCAGCCCCAGAAAGCGACCGGCGACGCCAAGACCGGCAGAGCGTCTAACGCCTACCGCGAGGATTTCGGTCTGCATCTGCGCGGCAAACGTATGCTCCACAATGTGCTCTCCGAGGGCGTGGACGCCAACGGCGGCTATCTCGTCCCCACGGAGTTTGAGAAGTTCATCGTGGACACACTCAAGGAGGAAAATGTGATGCGCCGTCTGTGCAAGGTCATCACTACCGATAACGAGCGTAAGATCCCCGTTGCAGCGACCCATTCCACCGCTGCTTGGACTGCTGAAAATGCTGCCTACACCGAGAGCAATCCCACCTTCGCACAGAAGACCATTGATGCCTACAAGCTGACCGACCTTGTGAAGGTAAGCATTGAACTTCTGGACGACAGTGCCTTCGATCTGGAGGAGTACATCGCCCGTGAGTTTGCCTACGCCTTCGGTGCTGCCGAGGAGCAGGCTTTCTGCGTTGGCACCGGCACGGGTCAGCCCACCGGTCTGTTCACTGCAAACGGCGGCACGGTCGGTGTTACCGCAGCCAGTGCGACCACTGTTACCACCGATGAGGTGATTTCCCTAATCTATGCGCTGAAAGCACCTTACCGCAAGAATGCCAAGTTCCTGATGAACGATGCTACTGTTTCCGCACTTCGTAAGCTGAAGGATTCCAACGGGCAGTATCTGTGGCAGCCCTCCCTGCAGGCGGGTCAGCCGGACAGACTGCTCGGTTACGAGATTTACACCAGCCCGTATGCTCCCACGCTGGCGGCAGGTGCGCTCTCCATTGCCTTCGGCGATTTCCAGAGCTATTGGATCGCTGACCGCACCGGCAGAACCGTTCAGCGTCTGAACGAGCTGTATTCCACCAACGGTCAGGTCGGCTTTGTTGCCACCGAGCGTGTGGACGGCAAGATCATCCTGCCGGAGGGTATCCAGCTTCTGAAGATGAAGGCGTCTTGATGAAAGGAGGCGGCGGTGATGGACGAGCTTCTTTCCAAAGTAAAAGCCAACCTTATCCTGGAACACACGGCGGATGATGCCTTGCTGAAAAGCTACATCACCGCCGCTGTTTCTTACGCCGAAAGCTACCAGCACATCCCAGAGGGCTACTACAAGGAGAACCCCATGCCGCCCACCACAGAGCAAGCCGTCATTATGCTGTCGTCCCACTTCTATGAAAGTCGGGACGGCAGCACTGGCGGCTTTTTTGCAGATAACACCGGAGCGGCACAGCAGGTGTGGAACACGGTCAATCTGCTGCTCCGCTTGGATAGGCGGTGGCAGGTATGAGTTTTGGAAAAATGAACGGCTTTGCCGACATCGTAGAAACCCGTCAAATCAAGGACAGCGAGGGCTTCATCCATTCCGAGAATGAAGTCCTCGCTTCCGTCCGTGTCTATCGGGAAGGTCGGCACGGCAGTCAGCGTTGGGCGAACCTCGCTGCATTCAGCGAAGCGACCGACCTGTTCCGCTTTCGGTGTATTCCTGGGCTGACGGTCACTACCGATCATTTTCTCATCTGCGATGACTGTCGCTACGACATTGTGTCCGTGGAGGATGTAAAGGGGCGTGGGATGTACATTGAGGTGCTGGCAAAGAAGGAGGTGCCGACCGTTGGCTAAGTGCGACATGAAAATGCCGGAGGATTTCCTTCTGAAGATTTCCAAGCTCGGCAGCAACTTTGACAGCGTGGCGGATACCGTCCTGCAGGCCGGTGGCGAGATCGTGCTGAAAAGGGTCAAGAGCAATCTTTCCTCCGTTATCGGCAGAGGGACAAAGTTCAAATCCCGCACCACAGGCGAACTGGAAGGCGCACTCGGCCTTTCTCCCTCCAAGCTGAACCGGGACGGCAACCACGACATCAAGGTCGGTTTCGCAGAGCCTCGCTCGGACGGCGGCAGCAACGCCAAACTGGCGAACATTCTGGAATACGGCAAGCACGGTCAGCCTGCAAAGCCGTTTCTGAAGCCTGCGAAAACGGCGTCCCGGCAGGAGTGCATTGATGCTATGACCAAAGCACTGGATGAGGAGGTGGAAAAGCTGTGAGTCTTCTATCCGATTTACAAACCATCGCCGAGCATTGCGGTGTTCCAGTGGAAACGGGTGTGTTCTCTGGCAAAGCTCCGGACACCTATCTGGTGATTACGCCGCTGTCGGACAGCTTTGAGCTCCACGCCGACAACGCTCCCGGCTGTGAGACACAGGAGGCACGGCTGTCCCTCTTCACAAAGGGCAGCTACACCAAACTGAAAAATGCACTCGTCCGTGCCTTGCTGGGTGCAGATTTTTATATTACCGACCGCCGGTACATCGGCTTTGAAACCGAGACCGGCTATCATCACTACGCCATTGACGTGGCGCAAATCTACGAACTGGAGGAATAAGTTATGGCAACGATCGGTCTTGACAGACTGTATTACGCAAAAATCACCGAGAACGACGCCGGCGAAGAAACCTACGGTACGCCGTCTCAGCTTGCCAAAGCCATCTCCGCCGACCTTTCGGTGGAACTGGCTGAAGCTACGCTCTACGCCGACGACGGTGCTTCGGAGATTGTGAAGGAATTCAAGTCCGGCACACTCTCCCTCGGCATTGACGATATCGGCTCTACGGCGGCATCCGACCTTACCGGTGCGACCATCGACAAAAACAAGGTGCTGATTTCCGCATCCGAGGACGGCGGCGACCCTGTGGCGGTGGGCTTCCGCGCCAAGAAGTCCAACGGCAAGTACAAGTATTATTGGCTGTACCGAGTGAAATTCGGTATTCCGGCGACGAACCTTGCCACCAAGGGCGACAGCATTACCTTCTCTACACCCACTATTGAAGGCACCATTCTGCGCCGCAACAAAGCAGACGCAGGCGGCAAGCACCCGTGGAAGGCAGAAGCATTGGAGGGCGATGTGACCGCTGCGACTATCACGAACTGGTATAAGGAAGTCTATGAGCCGACCTATACCACGACACCCGAAAAACAGGGTTAACGGAGGTAACACACAATGGATAACGAGAGAACTGCAGTCATCACCATCGGTGACGAGGAATACACGCTGCTCCTCACGACCAAGGCAACCAAGGAGATCGCCGGTCGCTACGGCGGTCTGGAAAACCTCGGTGAGAAGCTGATGAAATCCGAGAACTTTGAAATGGCTATCGGAGAGATCGTGTGGCTCATCACGCTTCTGGCAAATCAGAGCATCCTCATTCACAACCTCAAGGATAAGGAGCATCCCAAGGAGCCGCTCACCGAGGATGTGGTGGAGCTTCTGACCACGCCCCTCGACCTCTCCGGTTACAAAACCGCTATTACGGAAGCACTCTACAAGGGCACCAAGCGGAATGTGGAAAGTGAGAAAGACGCAAAAAACGCGCAAGTCGGGTAACGGTCTCCGATGCGGAGCTGTTTACCCGGCTTCTCTATTACGGCCTTGCCCACCTTCATCTCAGCCAGGATGAGGTGTGGTTGATGCCGTTCGGTCTGCTGCTGGACTTATGGGAGTGCCACAAGCAGTATAACGGGCAGGCCTCCCCGGCACGAGAGCATTACATCGACGATATTATCCCGGACGGCATTTGACCCATATCGGACAGCTTTACCTCGAACTTAGTCCGTTTCCGTCGCAACTTCTTTGTGAACTTTTTCGTATAGCCTTGATATTTTTCAAAAATCGTGGTATACTACACATAGAAGTTCGGACGGTTTCGTCCTAAGTACGAGGTGAAATGCATGGTTAAACGAGATTCCTATATGAACCGACTGATCCACAGTATGTGGAACGGCGAGATAAAGGTCATCACAGGCATACGCAGATGCGGCAAGTCCGTACTGCTTTTCGATCTGTTTTTCGAGTATCTTCTTTCGCAGAACGTTTCGGAAGATCATATTTTGAAAATCGAGCTGGATCAGCGGCGGTACTATAAGTTCAGAAATCCGATCACTCTGTGCGAATATGTAGAAAGCACCGTCCGGGACAGGAAGGATGAAAAATTCTATCTGTTCATTGATGAGGTGCAGTTCACCACGAAAGTAGTGGACAAGGAAAACGGCGGCATCGAGGTTACCATCTACGATATGCTGAACGAACTCAAGGCATATAAAAACCTTGATGTTTATGTCACCGGCAGTAACTCCAAAGGGCTGTCGAAAGATATCGCAACAGAGTTTCGCGGTCGTGCTACACAGATCCATGTGTTCCCTTTGTCATTTGCGGAGTTTTATTCTGCCGTGGGCGGCGACGAGCGAAAAGCGCTGGATACCTATATGCTCTATGGCGGTATGCCTAGACTTTTAGCACTGGAGGATGACAAAGATAAGAAGGATTATCTGACCTCCCTCTACAGCGAATTGTATGTCAAGGATATTGTGGAGCGAAACGGCATCGAGCGCGAGGATGTTCTGAATGATATTCTGGACTTCCTTGCTTCGCAGATCAGTTCGCTGACGAATCCGACCAATATCGCAAATGCCATCGCGTCCATGAAGAACGAAAAAATCAATCCTGCGATGGTTTCAAACTATGTGCAGTATGTTATCGACTCTTTCCTCATTTCAATGGCAAAGCGATACGATGTCAAAGGAAAGACCTATTTCAAGTATCCGAACAAATACTACTATACGGATATCGGGCTTCGGAACGCACGGCTGAATTACCGCCAGTACGATCCCGGTCATATCATGGAAAACATGATCTACAACGAACTTCTGCGGCGCGGGTACTCTGTTGATGTCGGTGTGGTTTGCGACCGCGCAGGCGACAGCAAGGTTCAGAAAGAGATCGACTTTGTGGTAAACGATGCAGATAAAAAAATCTATATTCAGTCCGCTTTCCGCATGGATACCGATAAAAAGGAATTCTCCGAGCTGGCATCGCTGATGCTTACCAAGGATTTCTTCAAAAAGATTATCGTTCGCATGGATGTGCCGCACAATTTTTATGACGACAACGGCATCTTCCACTGCAATCTGATCGACCTACTGCTTGGCCGGGTAGAATTGTTCTGACAAAATAACTCATATATCTACGAGGAGTGACCTTTCGGGGACACTCCTTTTTCATACCATCAGGCACGCTTTCATCGAAAACTTCGGACGGTTTCGTCCCAACTTCTCGGTGAAAGGGTGCTTTTTTCATGCCATCCACAAGGAGGTGACGGTACATGGCAGACAGTTTCGGACTGAAGATCGGTCTTGAGGGGGAAAAAGAGTTCAAAAAAGCACTGGCGGATATCAACCAGGCCTTCAAGGTGCTCGGCTCCGAAATGAAGCTCGCCACCTCTCAGTTCGATAAAAACGATAAATCCGTGGAGGCACTCGCCGCACGGAACAAGGTGCTACGAAAAGAGATCGATGAGCAGACAACAAAAATCGACACCCTTCGCAAGGCTCTGCAGAATGCCGCCACCTCTTTCGGAGAGAACGACCGCCGCACCCAGAACTGGCAGATCCAACTCAACAATGCCGAAGCCGCCCTCAACGATATGAACCGTGAGCTGGACGAAAACGAGAAAGCTATCAAGGAGGGCGGCAAGGCTGCGGAGGAATCCGGCAGTAAGTTTGAAGGCTTCGGCAAGGTTCTCAAAACCGTAGGTGTGGCACTCGGTGCCGTGGCTGTTGCCGCAGGTGCCGCCGCCGTGAAGCTCGGAAAAGAGGTCATCGCTGCCTATGCGGACTACGAGCAGCTGGTCGGCGGCGTTGACACCCTGTTCAAGGACTCCTCGCAGGAGATCCAGCGGTATGCCGCCAACGCATACAAAACGGCAGGACTTTCTGCCAACGAGTACATGGAGACGGTCACGGGCTTTTCCGCAAGCCTCATCCAGTCCCTCGGCGGCGATACCGAGAAAGCCGCAAAGTATGCGGATATGGCAATCACGGATATGTCCGACAACGCCAATAAGATGGGCACGGATATGTCCTCCATTCAGAATGCCTATCAGGGTTTTGCCAAGCAGAACTACACGATGCTCGACAACCTCAAACTGGGCTACGGCGGCACGAAGCAGGAAATGGAGCGACTGCTTGCCGATGCGGAGAAAATATCCGGCGTCAAGTACGACATCTCCTCTTATGCGGATGTGGTGGAAGCCATCCATGTCATGCAGGAGAGCATGGACATTGCGGGCACAACTGCCAAGGAAGCGGAAGCCACCATTTCCGGCTCTGTCAATGCGCTGAAATCTGCCGTGTCGAACCTCATTGTAGGCTTCGGCGATGCGGACGCTGACATGGAGCTGCTGTGCAACAACATGGTGGATGCCTTCAAGACCGTGGTGGCGAACATCACCCCGGTTATTGAGAACATCGTGGCGGCTCTGCCCACGGCGCTGGATGCTCTGCTGACGGCTGTGGGTGAACTGCTGCCCACACTGCTGGAAGCAGTCACCGAACTGTTCTCGCAGGTGCTGGAAACGCTGCTTTCTTTGCTTCCGCAGCTTATCCCGGCGGCGGTGTCCGCGCTCATGACCATCGTGAATACGCTGATTGAGAATCTGCCACTGCTTATTGAGGCTGCGGTTCAGCTGGTGTCTACACTTGTGACAGGCATTGCGGATGCACTGCCCACGCTCATCCCGGCAGCGGTACAGGCTATCGTCACCATCGTACAAGGACTGGTGGACAGTCTGCCGATGCTCTTGGATGCAGCCTTGCAGCTTATCACAGGACTGGCGCAAGGACTTCTCGATGCACTGCCCGTACTGATTGCTGCTCTGCCGGAGATCATCAACGGCATCATTACCTTTCTGCTGGACTCCATCCCGCAGATTATCGAAACAGGCATCCAGCTTCTGACTTCGCTGGTGACTGCCTTGCCGGATATCATTATGACAATCGTGGAAGCCATCCCGAAAATCATCGATGGCATTATCAATGCGGTGCTGAATGCGATACCGCTCATTATTCAAGCGGGCATCGACCTGCTGATTTCTCTCATTCAAGCCCTGCCGCAGATCATCACGACTATCGTGCAGGCGATTCCGCAAATCATCTCCGGTATTGTCAACGCTCTGGTCGGAAACATCGACAAGATCATCATGGCAGGCGTACAGCTATTCGTGTCCCTCATCGAGAATCTGCCCACTATCATCGTGGAGATCGTCAAGGCCGTGCCGCAGATCATTGCGGGCATCGTGAAAGCCTTTGGCTCTCTGATGTACAAAATCGTGGAGATCGGCGGCAACATCGTCAAGGGACTGTGGAGCGGTATTACCCAGCTTGCCTCGTGGCTGTGGGACAAGGTGTCCGGGTGGATCTCCTCCATCTGGGACGGCATCTGCGATTTCTTTGGTATCCATTCGCCCTCGAAGGAGATGGCATGGGTCGGTGAAATGCTGGTCAAGGGTCTGGCTGGCTCCATTGACGACAACGGTGATGAAGCGGTCAAAGCCGCAGAAGGAATGGCGGAGGACATCAACGGCGTCATGGGCGACCTCGCTCACGATATGCAGACGGCTCTGCCAACCGACTTTGATGTGAACGGCTCGATTCGCTCCGCCGTGGACGGCGTGGTCGGCAAGGCGGCGTCCGCTTTCACCATCGCTCTGAACATCGCCACCTTCAACAATTACAGCAGCGAGGACATCCGTCAGCTCACCAATGAAGTCATGGAAACGGCGAACCAGTTCGCCCAGCGGAAAGGAGTGGTATTCGCATGACCTATTTTACCTACAACGGCCGCAGTTCCGCTGAGTTCGGTCTGCATATCGAGAAGAAGGACGTGTTCTCCGCACCGGAGTACGATGCAGAGTTCATCTCCATTCCCGGCAGAAGCGGCGACATCATCAATCCCAACCGCCGATTTTCCAACATCAAAGTGACCTACACGGTGTTTCTCGCCCGGAAGAATACCGCCGCCCTTGCCGATGTTCTACGGAACATCAAAGGCTGGTTGTACTCCGAGCCGGACAGATACCATGAGCTTACTGACTCCTACGATGCGGAGTATTTCCGCTACAGTGTCATCTCTGGCAATCTGGACATTGAGGAGCAGCTGAACAAGGTCGGCAGTTTCACCGTGACCTTCAACTGCAAACCTTATAAATATAGCTTTGCGGGGCAGAAAACCGTGGCAGCAGACTCTTCTGAACTGACGATTACCAATCCGACTGCTTTTGAGAGCCGTCCGTATATCAAAATCTATGGCAGCGGTCTGATTCGGCTCATGGTTCAGCCGGAGGGTCAGGGCACAAGCTCCTGGGGCTTTGCCGGTGTGGACGAGTACATTGAAATCGACAGCGAACGCATGAACTGTTACAAGGGTACCGTTCTCAAAAACGGTATTCTTTCCGGGGAAGGCTTTCCGGTGCTGAAGCCAGGAACGACCACCATCGCCTGTGCAGGAAATGTGCAGCGGATCGAGGTCATTCCGAGGTGGTGCTGTCTGTAAGGTCGCTCCCGATTGTAGGCGGTAGAAAAATTCAAAAAAGCATGGTATAATGTTTTTAAATGAGAACGACAAGTCGGAATTTGCAGGTGTGATTGATGAGAATTGTAGAAGTTACAGAAAACAAAAAACAATATCTTGATTTGCTCCTGTTGGCGGATGAGCAGGAAGATATGGTTGACCGTTATCTCTATAAAGGTAAAATGTATGTTCTTGATGATGACGGAGTGAAATGCGAGTGTGTCGTAACGGACGAAGGGAATGGAATACTTGAAATTAAGAATATCGCTACAGTTCCCCCATTTCAGCGAAAAGGCTATGCCAAAGCGCTGATTGAATTTCTTGTTGAAAAATACCACAGACAATTTTCGATACTGCAAGTGGGAACCGGCGACAGCCCGTTGACGATACCCTTTTATGAAAAATGTGGCTTTGTACGCTCGCATACCGTGCCAAATTTCTTTACGGATCATTATGATCACCCGATATATGAGTGTGGTGTACACCTTGTAGATATGGTGTATATGCAAAGACCTCTATAAAACCAATTCCGGTTTGTCGAGCTACAAGTAAATCATTTATACTCAACCACCAGGGAGAAATCCCCGGTGGTATTTTTATGCCCGAAAGGAGGTGGTTTTCATGATCCCGGTGCTTTATTTGCCCAACGCTGTGGACTTTTCCTCATTCGGTCTTGGTGTGCTGACGGACACTGTTTTCTGCGAAGTCACCGAAGAGCGAAACGGTGTGTTTGAGTGTCTGCTCAAATACCCGGTCAGCGGTCAGCACTACGGGCTTATCACCAAGGAGTGCATCATCAAGGCAAAACCCAACGACACCGCCGCCGACCAGGCATTCCGCATTTACCGCATCACGAAACCCTTAAACGGCATCGTCACGATCTACGGTCAGCATATTTCGTATGACCTTGCCAATGTGCCGGTGCTGCCGTTTTCGACGGAGAGCTGCTCTCCGCAGCTTATCCTCTCGCAGCTCCTTGCCGGAGATACACGCTTCACGGGCTGGACGGACTACTCGGATGCGAAAGCATTCTCGGTCACCCAACCGAAAAGTGTCCGAGCCTGTCTCGGTGGCACGGAAGGTTCCATGCTCTCCAAATGGCACGGCGAGTTTGAGTGGGACAACTTCACGGTAAAGTTCCATTCGCACCGTGGGCAGAAGACCGGCGTGGTCATTGAATACGGCAAGAACCTCACCGCCCTGGAGCAGGACGAGGATAACAGCGGCGTGTATACCGCACTGCTCCCGTATGCCGTGTACACCCCGGAAGGCTCGGACACCGAAACGGTGATCACGCTGCCGGAGATAACGCTCCCCATTGTGACCTCGGAGATCGTCCGGGCGAAAACGCTTATCATGGATTTCTCCGACCAGTTTGACGGAGTTGTGACCGAGGAAGCCCTCAGAGCAAAAGCAAACAGTTACATCAAGGCAAATCCGCTGGGTGCGACCATCCCTACGGTGAAGGTGTCCTTTGAGCCGCTCTGGAAACAGCCGGAGTATTCGGCACTGCTGGAGCGGGTCAACCTCTGCGATACCGTCACCATTCGACACTCGCTATTGGGTGTCAGCGTGTCGGCTATGGTCATCGAAACCGTGTACGACGCCCTCGCCGAGCGGTACAAGAGCATTTCCCTCGGTCAAAGCAAATCCAGCATGATCACCACCATCTCCGAGGTGCAGTCCTCGGTTGATAAGGTGGAGTCAACGGTGGGACGCTTTCCGAAGCTGCTCCAAACCGCCATCGGCAAAGCTACCGGGCTTATCACCGGCCAGAGCGGCGGCTATGTGGTTATCCACACCAGCGAGGAAAACGGACAGCCCTATGAGTTGCTCATTCTGGACGCTCCCTCTATTGACGATGCCGTAAATGTCTGGCGTTGGAATGTAGGCGGCTTGGGATTTTCCCATAACGGCTACAACGGACCCTATGAAACCGCCATTACGGCGGACGGTCAGATCGTTGCAGACTTCATCACTTCCGGCTCACTGGTGGCCAACATCATCAAGGCCGGTGTTATCCAGTCACAGGATGGCTCGTCTTATTGGGATTTGGAGAGCGGCGAAGTGGTACTCCGTGCGTATGTCTCAACGGAGGAGTTTGCGGAGAAAACAGCCTATCTCCAGCAGAATGTGGACGGGCTGAACAGCTATGTGGCGACCCTTACCGAAACGATGGAAACTGTATCCAACGACCAAGGCATCCTGGAGGAACGGGTACTGAACTCCGAAAGCCGTGTTTCGGAGCTGGAACACACCGTGGATGGACTGTCCGTCACCATGCAGGAGCAGTACATCGGCGGCATCAACTATGTGCAGAACTCTTCCGGGCTGAACGGCATCACGGATGATTGGAGCTACTCCGGTACGGTAAAAACAGATACCTCCACCGATACGCAGAACAACACCATTTCCGACTCTTGCTTTGTGTTGGGAGCCTATTCCTCGTTGTCGCAGTACATCCGAGGGGTAGTCCCCGGCACTTATACGATCTCGGTCCGGGCAAAGAAAACCTCGACCATGTCCGGATATTTCTATGTGACCTACAACGGAAACAAACCCAAGTACCTGTTCAATAAGTCCACGGCGTTTGACTGGACGGATTACTCCGTAACGCTCACGGATGTGACTGACCCCACGCTGCGTATTTACTGCTACTGTCGGGATGCGTCCATCTACCTCGCGGATATCATGATCTCTGAAGGGGCAATACCCCGAAAGTGGACACCCGCACCCAACGAGATCTACACCCAGGAGGTCAAGATCGACAAGCGGGGCATCGAGGTGTCCAACAGCGCATCGTCCCAGCGGACGGTTATCACGAACACGGAGTTCGCCGGTTACTACAACGACGAGGTGATCTTCACCCTGAACAAGGACGAAACGCAGACTAAGAAAACCACGGTGGACGGCGAGCTGACCGTGGGCAAAACGAAGTTTGTCCCGATGCCGACGGCATCCGAGGGGTTGAACATCGTCATTCTGGATTAAGGAGGGAAAGCTATGGCAACTTGGAAAAGTGCAGCATACGATGGGCGCTATCTTCAACTGGACATTTCAGAAAGCGTGAATGTGGTCGGTAACAGCTCGACACTTTCCTGGACGCTGACCTCTACCGGTGGCGCATCCACTTACTACACCATTGACACGACCACTGTAACGATCAATGGTACGACCGTATACTCAAAGGACCATACCTATTGGGATGACCGTGTTTTCCCGGCAAAGAAAGGTTCTGTCAGTGGCACGATTACTGTAGCTCACGACAGCAACGGCAGCAAAACGATTGCGGTCGGATTCTCGACCCGTGTGTATATCTACGGTTCACAGGAATACGGCGGCAGCATGACGCTGACTACCATTGACCGCAATGCTCCCACAGTTACATTCAGTACATCGAATGTCACGGCAAACGGGTTCAAAATCTCCGCTACATCCTCTGCCACGGCGGACATCTGGCAGTACAGCACAAACGGCGGTTCGAGCTGGACGCAGTTCTCAACGACGGCATCCACCAGCGCCAGCGTAACATTGTCCTCGCTTTCGCCGAACACGAGCTATACGGTGAGGGTCAGAGCAAGGCGGCAATACAACCACGTCTACGGCACTTCTGGCAGTTCCACGGTCAAGACGCTGGGCGGTGCTGTGGTGAATAGTGTCAACACGGTGACGGCGGACAATGCCACGGTTTCCATTACCATCAATGTGACCGTGTACGAAGCCTCCTACACCAATACGCTGGTGCTCAAAAACGGCAGCACGACCATCCTGACTATCTCCGGGCTTTCCTGGTCGAAGGGCACTGCGAACCGCACGGTCACGCTGACATCGGCGCAGAGGACGACGCTGTTGAACGCTATGGCGTCCATCAAGTCGTTCACAGGTACCTTTGCGGTTTCGTCTTACAGCGGGTCTACGCAGATCGGCAGTACTTCAAGCAAGACTGCCACGGTACTGACCACGGCGACCAATTCTGCTCCGACCATAAGCGGATTCACTTATGCCGACAGCTACACGACTACAAAGAACCTCACGGGCAACGACCAGCTGTTCGTGCAGGACTACTCGACCCTCAAGGTCACCCCCGGAACTGCGACTGCGAAGAACGGAGCGTCCATTTCCAACTATACCGCTTCCTGCAATGGTTTATCCGCATCCAATTCAACTGGGTCTGCTATCACAGTCGGAAAGATCGCCAAGTCCAGCAGCGTAACGGTCACGCTCACGGTCACGGACTCCCGCGGTTATACCGCCAGCGTTTCCCAAACTATTACGGTCATCCCATACGCAAAGCCGAAGGTGTCCTCGGTGACGCTCCGACGAACCAACGACATTGAAGCGGAAATGCAGCTCAAATTCAGCGGCTCTATTTCTGCTGTTACCGTAGACGGGACGCAGAAAAACAGCGTGGTTTATGTGCGGTATCGGTACAAGAAAACCAGTGAGAGCAGTTACGGCAGCTACACCAGCATCTATTCCGGCACGACAAAAAGCGGAACCTCTTTCAGCTACTCCAATTTGGAACTGTGCAATCTGGATGCCAACAGTTCCTATTCCATTTGCAGATCCAAGACAAGCTCTATTCTTTGAGCAGTCTGGATCTGTATTTTACTGTCCCGCAGGGTACACCGCTCATTGCGCTTCGGAAAAAGAAGGTCGGCATCAACACGCCGGAGCCACAAGCCATGCTGGATGTTGCCGGGGATATGCGTGTTGATGGCTCACCCCTCGCAGATTTTGTCATTCAGCAAGGGACAAGCGGCATCTGGAATTACCGCAAATGGAAAAGCGGTACGGCGGAATGTTGGGGTCAGTATTCATTTACGACCGCCATTTCGACGGCATGGGGCGTGCTCTATGAGAGCGGCGCAATTGCGCTCCCTAATTTTCCATTTACCTTCGCGGAAATTCCCCATGTCCATATCTCCACGGAGAACAGCAACTACGCCATGTTTGTGGAGCGTGGCAGTTCAAGTAGCTGGTCTACAACGACCAACCCCGGAAAGATATTTGCCGTAAGACCAAATACGGTACCTTCGGCAACCTACAAAATATCGATTTATGCTATCGGAAAAGTGTGACGCTCCGGCGTCACTTTTTTCATACCCATTTTTAATTTCAAAGGAGGACAAACAACATGAAAGAATTCTGGACGACCATTCAGGTGGTGTTCGCCGGAATCGGCGGCTGGCTGGGATGGTTCTTGGGAGGATGTGACGGCTTGCTTTACGCGCTTCTGGCTTTCGTAGTCATCGACTACATCACCGGTATCATGTGCGCCGTGGTGGACAAGAAGCTGTCCAGCAAAGTCGGATTCAAGGGCATTTTCAAAAAGGTGCTCATCTTCGCCCTGGTCGGCATCGGGCATATTCTCGACACCCGTGTCATCGGCAGCGGCTCGGTGATGCGTACCGCCGTCATTTTCTTCTACCTGTCGAATGAGGGCGTATCCCTGTTGGAGAACGCCGCATACCTGGGACTGCCCATCCCGCAGAAGCTGAAATCCGTGCTGGAGCAGCTACACGACCGCGCTGAAAAGGAGGACGAATAATATGGCTTACACGAACAGCCCGCTGGTGTCCTACACCAAACTCAGCCCGAATCACTCTGGGCAGCGTACCCACAGCATTGACCGCATCACGCCGCACTGCGTGGTGGGTCAGTGCAGTGTGGAAACGCTGGGCAACATCTTTTTGCCGACCTCACGGCAGGCAAGCAGCAACTATGGCATCGGCGTGGACGGTCGGGTCGGGATGTATGTGGAAGAGAAAAACCGCTCCTGGTGCTCCTCCTCCGCAGCCAACGACCAGAGAGCTATCACCATCGAGTGTGCCAGCGACAACACCGAGCCTTACGCTTTTAAGGATGTGGTGTACAAGAGACTCATCGAGCTTTGCACCGATATCTGCAGGCGCAACGGCAAAACCAAGCTGCTCTGGCTGGGCGATAAGACCAAGACGCTGAACTACACTCCGAAGTCTGACGAGATGGTTCTGACCGTCCATCGGTGGTTTGCCAACAAGAGCTGCCCCGGTAACTGGATGTATGCCCGCATGGGTGAGCTGGCATCCAAGGTCACGGCGACTCTCGGCGGTGATGTGAAGCCCGCCAACCCGGTCAAGCCCACTGGCACAATCAAAGCTGGCGACCTCGTGACCATTACGGGCAGCACCTACTATAACGGCAAAGCCATTCCCGGCTGGGTGAAGAAGCTCCGCTGGTATGTGGTCGAGGTCAGCGGCGACCGTGCGGTCATCAACAAGGATGAGTCCGGTAAGTACGCCATCATGTCGCCGGTCAAGACCTCTGCGCTCGCCGTGGCAGGCACGAAACCCTCCGAGGATTACCGCATCCACACTGTGGTGCATGGTGACACCCTCTGGGCAATCGCCAAGAAGTATCTCGGCAACGGCAGCCGCTATAAGGAGATCGTCAGCCTGAACGGACTGAAAAGCAATGTCATTTACAGCGGTATGAAGCTGAAGATCCCGAATAAGTAGACCGAACCTCATCACACGCCCTCTGCGGATCATTCCGTGGAGGGCGTTATTTTTTTACTCTTTTTTCGTTCAAGATAGCCATTTCCCTCCAGTGGGTAGTGAGAGGAACCCCTCTCGGACTGGAGGACAATCTCATGACAAATGAGCAAAGAGAAAAGATAACGGCCCTGCGGCATCAGGGCTTTGGATATACGGCCATCGCCAACAGCGTCGGACTGTCAAAGGACAGCGTCAAAGCATATTGTCGATCCCACGGCCTCGCCGGTGAGAAGGCAGAGAGCCACAGCCTTGCGGAGGTTCCCACGCAGCTTTGCCTGAACTGCGGCAAAACGCTGATCCAGTTCCCCGGACGGAAACAGAAGAAGTTCTGCTGCCCGGAGTGCCGGACGGCATGGTGGAACGCTCATCCGGAGGCCGTAAAGCAGAAGGCCGTTTATACCTTTAGCCTGACTACCATCCGGAAACTCAAGGAGCACAACGTCGAGGTCTATTTTGAAAAAGAAAACATCTGGACCTTCGACAGCAAGGGTGAACTTCTGCTGACGATCATGTCCTCGCTGGCGCAGGAAGAGTCCCGGTCCATTTCCGAGAACTGCACATGGGGCCAACGGAAGCGGTTTGCAGACGGCAAGGTCACGGTTCCGTTCAAGCGATTTCTGGGCTACGACATGGGGCCGGACCACAACCTCGTGGTAAACCCAGAACAGGCCAAGCTGGTCAAGCGCATCTACGGAATGTTCCTGCAAGGCCAGTCGCCATTCCAGATTGCCCGGACGCTGACCGAAGAAGGCATTCCTTCTCCCGGCGGCAAGGACCACTGGAACCCCAGCAACATCAAAAGCATTCTCACCAACGAAAAGTACAAGGGTGATGCGCTGCTGCAGAAGTCCTTCACTGTAGATTTTCTGACCAAGAAGAAAAAGACCAACGAGGGTGAAATCCCGCAGTACTACGTCAAGGACAACCACGAGGCCATTATCGATCCGGAGACCTTCGAGATGGTGCAGACGCTGATGACTACCCGCACCAAGGGCCGGAACCGCAAGAGCTCGGTCAGCATCTTTTCCAGTAAGGTCAAGTGCGGAGACTGCGGCAGTTGGTACGGGCCGAAGGTCTGGCATAGCAACGACGCCTACCGGAAGGTCATCTGGCAGTGTAATCACAAGTTCGACGGCCAGAAATGCGCCACACCGACACTCACCGAGGATGAAATAAAAGAACTGTTCCTCCGGGCCACCAATCAGGTGATCGACCAGAAGGAACAGTTTATAGCCATATACGAGCAGGTCCTTTCAAGGAACCTTGACACCACGGCCCTTGAGAGCGAGCTTTCGGATCTGGAAGCGGAGATCAATATCGCTGCCGAGCTCATTGAGGAGTGCATCAAGGAGAACGCTCACGTCGCCCTCGATCAGGATGAATACCAGAAACGATACGATGCTCTGGTGGCCCGGTTCGATAAGGCCAAGGCCCGACACACCGAGGTCACCGATCTAATTGCCGAGCGCATGGCCCGAAAGCACCAGATCGAAGCATACTTGAAAAACCTGCGGAGCCGGGAGCCGCTGACGGAGTTCCGGGAAACAGACTGGCTGGCGATGGTGGACTACATCATCGTTCACAATAAAAAAGACATCCGGGTGACCTTCAAGGATGGCACGGAAATCGAAACCTGACCCGCAAGAAAAAAGGAATGCCTCCGAACCATATCGGCTCGGAGGCTTTTTCGTTAGTCATCTTCCCAGATAAAGTTTACGTGGCCGCAGTGCGGACATTTCACATACCCGTCTGGATTGTTGCCGTTTTCCCACGGGGCTGTATATGATCCGCCGGTCATTTTTTGGCCACAGTTCTCGCAGGTTCTCTCGTTCTTCCTTGACCGAAACAGGACGTTTACAAGCTCTCCGTCGTCTTCAAGGAAAAAGCGATCTCTGCAATTTGCACAATTGAACCAACGCGACTTGTCAGGCCAGTCGCCCTTCATTCTCTTGCCACATTGTGGGCAGTTCATTACAACACCTCCTTACGCACAGTTTTTCACATAATCCCGGACATAGGTCTGGTGGTCGCCGAGGGTGATCCCCAGTGCCTCTGCAAGCGCTCTTTGCTCGGGGGAAGGCGTCCACGAAGCAGGCAGATTGCGGATATGACCGTTGACAGGGAAGGCTTCACCACCGTTGATTATCGCCAGGACGGGGCGCTGGGCTTCATGGACGACGTCCGTGACCGGGAGATCGACATGAATCTCAATGGGCTGCGGAGCAGGCTTCTGACCTTGGCGCAGCACCTTCATAGCCAGTTTGGTGACGGAATCCCAGTTCTTATACAGCAGGATGCCGCCAACCACCACCACCGCTACGCCCCCAGCAATCAAGACTTTCTTCTTGTTCCGCTGCCACCAGGTTCTCTGCTCGACATCGGGGATTTCATGGTTCTGCATAACACAGACCTCCAATTTCAAACTTGGGTGTTGACATTAATGTCCGCGCCCTGTATAATGCATTATAGGACATTAATGTCCGCAAGTCAACATTTTTCCCGTCAGTCGGGTGCGGTCATTTTTGCGTCATTTGTCCATGAGGAGGTAAGCAGATGGCAAACAAGGAAACGCCAAAGGTGCCCATCAACCGGGACCGGTTTTTTGAAGTTTTAAAAGCACGAGGCAGCAGTATCAGAAAACTTGGAGAAGCATATAACGAAATCCAAAGAACGGAGAAAACGATCCGTAGATGCTTGGACGAGGGGAAAATGCCGCCAGATCTTTTGGAGCGGATTGCCAGGTTTCTGAATGTCCACCCCGATTATCTGGCTGGTATTTATGACGAGAAGGCAGATCGCATAGAAGACGCCTATCTACGCCATATGTATTTAAAAAGGGTTAAGCCAGAGAATTACCCGTATCTGCTCAAAGCACGGGAAGACATCGATTATTCGCGCTACTTTGAAGATATCCTTACCATGAATAATATTTCTATGGAGCAGTTCAAAACGCTTGACCCAGTTGAAAGGGTTCTGTTCCGGCAAGAACTCGTACTTGCAATACTTGAAGTAATTGCAAAGCACTTCAAAGTCGACTCTCTGGGCCGTGATATTGCCGAAGACCTGGATTACTGCAGGTCGTTCGTTGATGATTTCGACCCCTTTTCATATTTCGCTGAATTGGAAGGCATCGCCGTTGAAGACGATTTTGAGGGACCCTCCCCTGAAGAAATGGAGGAATTGTCCGAGATCGAGAAAAAGTGGGCTGAAAAATATCCACCTAAAAAATCGCAGGAATAATGAAGTACCTCCGAACCAATCACATCGGCTCGGAGGCACTTTTCGTTATTCGTTTTGTTTCGGGCAAATCCTCGGCAGCACTTCCAGGAAGTGTCGACCGATCTTCTCCGGGTCCATATCATTCGCCTCGCAGATGAAGCGTATGGTGTCCGGCAACAGAATGTGGCCCTTCGCTTTCTCTTCCTTGTACTTCATCCATTCCTCATATTCCTTGTTTGTGATCTGTTTCATGCTGCCACCTCTATATAACAAAAACAGCCGGGACACCCCGACTTCCACAACTTACCCCTCAAATGCCAACTTACCCCTCAAGCGGCAAAATTGGTGGAGGAAAAATTAAATTGTATCAATCTCGGTGTTTTTATATCGATGTAGATGCAGTCCACCTTGCCTGCGTACAGGTATTCCAACAGTTGCAGGGCGTGATAGTTGTCAGCTTCGATCAGCGTGTGCCAAAGGTCGCTGTCTGGCGCATTGCAAACTGAATCCAACGGTTTTAGATAGGGATAGATGGATTCTCCAAATTCCGCAACCGTCACAAGGTCGTCAAGGGCAATCTCCGTAGTTTCCTTGGATTCTCGATGCAAGCACTGTGCCGTATTGTCCTCAATACAAAGAACTTTATAAACATCATTGACCTCACCGGCCTTCTTCGCTACAAGCGCGCCAGCCTTCACAGGGATATCGTAAAGCGGCGTACATTCCGGCAGATGCTCCTCGAACACCAGCCCAAATTTTTTCTGTTTGGAAAGGCGATCTACTTCCTTTGCAATGCGCTCACGCAGTGCGATATCTTCAATTTGCGCTATCAAATCATTTATGGCTGCCATAAATAGTCCTCACTTATCGTAGTTGTGTTATTGTAAAGGCCTGCAATTTCTAGTTGTCTTCAACCATCTCTACTACATCCCCGATATCGCAGTGGAACACCTGACATATTTTCATGATTGCATCAAGGGAGACCGGCTCATCTTTATACATCTTTCCCATGGTGTACGTGCTTACACCGGCAGCTGCGGCGAGATCATATCTTTTCATCTTGTTTTTTGCAAGTAAACGCCAGAGTTTATCATAACTTATTCTCATGTGCCGTACCTCCATTGGCTGTTTTTTACTTGTTGTGCGTGAGGCCATTCGAATATATTTATACATAATATAGTATATCAGAAAGGCCAGTGAGATTCAATAGATACCGGTGAATTTTTTGATTGTGAACACCTTGTTGTCGCTCATAGGCGACATTGTTGGAGTTTAAACCTATGTTAAGGAGTGTCTTCCACTTCCATAAACAGAAAAATCCAGCACCAAGCCCATTTCTGAGCCTGGTGCTGGATAAAATGAGAATTCGCTTTACGGATTCGGCACCCCATATCCGAGAATTTCATAATGGCCAACCGGGTACTGATTGACGTGGCAGCTGTCGCCGGAGTTGCCCTCGATGGTGTAGACAACGCCGTTTTCGACTTTCTGGACGATACCGACATGATCGGCCTGACCGTCCTGCGGGCCGGAGTTGCCCTTATTATCCCAATCGAAGAAGATTTGTTATGTGATGGGTGGCCAGAAAGTCCCGGAAATTTTGCATAGCTCTGAGATTGTCCGACATGATCACATTTACATAGGTTCTGTCCTTTGACAACTTCTCGCTGAACAGGCAGGCAAGTGCACAGCCCACGCCGCCAGCAAGAGAGACGATGAGAATCGCCCAATTGCTGTCACCTGAAACAATTCTCTTTGTCAGCCAGAAATAGATAAAGTCGGACAGTACCACCGCAATTCCGGCAAGTAACCACCGACTTCTTTGAATCAGTATTGTCTTTGTTGTGCTGAGTGCATTGTCAAGCACCTTTGCAAGGAATAGTGCACCATAGTAGATTAGGCTTCCCATATCATAAAATCACTCCCTCCATAGAAAAAGCCGCCTGATTTCTCTTGGAAACCAAGCGGCTGCGTAAAGATTATTTGGTTTTGGGTCGAAATCAGATCATCCACACGGAGACAATGTATGTATCAAACACCTGCTCAAAGAGCGTCTGGATTTTCTTCATGATACCTTGCATCTCCTTCTATAATCTCATCCAGTGTTCTCGGCGTATAGTCCATATACGGCATCATGCAACCGACATTGATGAAGTTCCCGTTCGGTGTGCCGTAACCGGTAGCGTTTGCCTTTACCTCACGCCGGAGCTTTGCGATATACTCATATTCAATCGTCTGATGGACATGACCGTAGAGCATGAACGCAGTTGGGGCAAAACCTGCACGGAAGAATGGGATTGGATAATGACACATCACAACATGCTTGCCGCTGTCCTTGATTTCCTTCAAATCCGTGATTTCCTGAAACATGCGCCTTGTGGCGGCGCTGAATTGCTTGGGATCGTGATTGCCCCGTATCAGCACCTTATTGTCGGCAAGTGAACCAACAATGGATGGCCACTCGCTTTCTTTTGCCCAGATGAAATCGCCAAGGATGTATACTGTGTCATCGCTGCGTACTCTGGCGTTCCAATTCTCTATGAGCTTGTTATTCATCTCATTGACATCCGCAAACGGTCTGTTATCAAACCGCAGAATATTTTCATGCCCGATATGCAGATCGGAAATATAAAAGTTTGCCAAACGCGCTCCTCCTCATTTCATCACCTTGATAATCAACTCGTTCACATCCTCTGTTGGCTTTCCGGCAGAAAGTAGCTTGTTGCGAAAAGCAAGAAGCGCTTCCCGCAACAGCCGCGCCTCGTCAGGGGACAGCTCAACAATTCGTTTCTCAGCTTTACGGCGAAGCATTTGCAGCACCTCCAGTCCTTTCTGCCCACATTGTATCCGCAAATGCGCATCATGGCAAATGTGCGAATGAAAATCTTCTGAAAAGCGAATACGGCAGCCTGTTGAAAGGCTGCCGTGGATCGACAAACAGGAAGTTAGCGATTTCTTTTTCCGGTATTCTCTGTCCCTCGGATTTCCTCATGATAGAAATAATCCACGATTACCGGATGTCCCTGCGGGACTCTGCCATAAGGCATTTCATTATCCACAAAGGGACAATCATACTTCTTAGCCATTTCCTCAGCTTTTACTTCAAGTGCTTCAAAATAACTGCGGTTATGCTT